GGGTGGCCACCCTCGCCCCTCGCCTTGTCTTTCAGCTCATTGAACTGGTCACCGAACATGCGCCTCATCGCCCGGAAGCTTGCCGCGCCTCGCTCGACGTCAGACGATTTCTCATCCTGGGCGATCAGGGAATCCTCGATGAAATCCATGTCGTCGTTGATCGACGGATCGAGAACGACCTTGACACCCTCGATCACCAGGACGCCATCCTCGATGTCGTCCTGCTTAGCCTTATGGTCCTGCGGAGTCTTCTTCTCAGCCATTGCCATGCCTCTTTCGTGAATTGCCATGCGTGAATTTGAGAGTGGGGGCGGGCGGGCATGGCGTCCTGGAATCCCGCCCCCACGATCAGGGGCCCCTATCTCAGGGGGTAGGGACGACGATCTTCGCCGTGTACTCGACGGCCGTATTGCCGTCAGAGTCGGGGAAGCATGCGAGAGTCACACCGTGACCGACCGCGTCGCCGTCGCTGTACTTGACGGACTCCAGCTCAGAGACCTGACCCTGGCCGACGACGATTCGACGGACACGACCGCCGGTCATCGCGATCTCAGCGACCCACACGACGCGCGGATTGTCGATGTTGTTGTGCTTGACAGCGAAAGCGTCGGCGGTTCCGGTGACGTTCGCGTCTCCCATGAGGAACTTCTGCACGTCGATGTCGAGGGTCTGCAGAAGGGTGAACTTCTGGGTCTCCTTGCGGGACTTGCGAACGCTGATGACCAGATCGCCGCCCCATGCATTGATCTCGGTCTTCTCATCGTCGAAGCCCGACTCCAGCCCGTCATCCGAGCAATATCCCAGCTTGATGAAAGTCTCCGGGAGAGCGGTGGTCGCGTCGACAGGGACGGTCGTCTCGATGGGTGCGTAGTAGAGGGCTCCGGCGGCAACCGGCTTACCGACGCTCGCCAGAGTGGTGTCATTTCCAGCCATGCTGGTATTCCTTCCAAGGAATGCGCCATGCCCCTTTTGAAGGATTATTCAATTGTCATTCCCGGGAAGGAATCACCCGGAGGTCATCATTGTCAGATTGACGAGCAGCTGGTATCGCTCCTGCTGCTCGGCGGGAAAGTGATAGAGGGTCGTCACCTGGACCTGTGCCACGTCCGGCAGAAGTGCCATGCGGTCCAGCGTGTCGGCTGTCGAGACGGCCAGACCGGCCACCTCGGCGCGAGACTGCCCCCACACCTGAATCGCGAGCACCGCCTTGTCCATGAGGAAGTCGCGGGGGCCGCTGGTGCGCTCCACCGTGATGAAGACGTCCGGGCGATCCTCCGGCACGTCGCCGAAAGCGGGCGGGCCGTCATGGGTATTTAGAAATGCGATTGTCTGAGACTCGGCGTCCATCATCCACCAGCCGCTTTGAGAAGCGTGTTATGCCGAGCATTGTCGGCAATCGCCTTGTATGTGCCGGTGTAGACGAGGCCATGGGTTCTCGGCGCATCGCGCTTACCGGGATATGCCCATTCCTCAACGTTGAAATCGTACCCGTATTCGGGCCCGGCATTCTCCTTGATTATCTCGCACTTCTCCTTGATTGTCGGTGCGAGAGCCGCGTCGAGCTCTGAGAAGTCGAGGTCAAGAATCACCCTGCGAGCCATCATCCGTCAACCTCCTTGCACTGCGCCGGCATGTGCCAGCGCGTCGGCGTATTAGTGTCACTGTATTGCACTGGATCGCCCACGATAGCCAGCTCCCGGCCCCTCACCGACACGCGGCGATTACGCAGCGAGCCGGTGAACGATTTCGGGAAATGCAGCGTAAGGATGATCTCGGTGCCGTCCGGGCGGATCGAACCGCCCAGATCGTCAGTCGAGCCGGGGGAGACCAGCACGTCATCGACGGTGGACTCATCCACCCATTCCCAGACGGGGTTGTTCATCGAATCAGTGCCGGTCTTCTCCCGGACTCTCACCGTGACCTGCTCACCCTGAATCATCGGAGCTCCGATTCGCAAGGAGGTCGATCTCGAAAGCCTTCTGCGCCGTGATCCCCAGCCATCGCCTTTCGGCCTTGGTCAGGTACAAGTCACCGCTGGGATTCGAGAAGGTGAAGCTCTGCTGGTAGGGACCGGCAGTCATTGACGTCTGCGAGATCGCCCCGCCCGAATCGTCACCGCCGGGTGTGGCCATTGCCCGCCGAACCACATTGCATGTCACCATGCGCAGCAGATCGGCGGGCAGCTCCCCGGCGTCGGGATTCTCGGACAGGATCAGCTGCGACGCATCGCCCAGGAGGACGGTGGCGCGGGACTGCTCCGCTGTGGAGAGCCCGCGCCACCGATCCTCCAGGTCAGCGACCGTTGCGAACGGTGGAGTTTCCATCGTCGGCCGCCTTCCTCCTGCGCGGCTTCGGAGAAGACCGCTCTGACTTGCCGTCGTCTGGCTTCCACTCGGCGCCAAGATTTGATGCGGTGGCCTCATCTACCACAGCCACCACTCCAGTCACCGAGTGCCTCAGTCGCGGCATGTCAGACCGTCGCATCCTCGACAATGGCGAAGCGCTCCGGGAAGATGTACCACCCGTAGACGATCTCCAGCCGGAGAGCGATCTGATTCTGGCGCTTGAGGTCTCCCTGGCCGTCCGGGTCGCCGAACTGGATCAGCTCGACGGGGAGCTCACGCTGCACGCCCCATCGGATGCCGTTCTGGAAGTCTCCGAGAATGGCGCGGATCTTGGTGTCGGCGGCCTCTGGGGTGCCAGAGACGGTGTCGCCCTGAGCGATGGGAAGTCCCATGAAGTCGGCGACGTTGGTCCCGAACCCGAGCTGCGGGTATCGGATCTGAGAGGTCTCCCCGGTACCGTCCTTAGCCTTGAGGTTGGCCAGCGACCACGCGAACTTCGGGTCGATGGCGGCGCCAGTCACAGGCCACGACGGGGAGGCGTTGACCAGCAGTCCGACAGCGGCCCTGAAATCGTCGTCAGCGTCGGCGGTGGCAATCTCAATTCGCTTCGTGGTGGCGCCGACGTAGTTGGTCCACCCGGTGATCACAGCACCGGTGAGCGGGTTGATCCGGTGGAAGGCACCGAGATCAAGGGCGCGAGACAGCGCCTCCTGGCCGGCAGTGGCCAGCTCGCTCAGGACTCCCAGCTGGTAGTCCTCGTCAGCCCACTGGACCTCCTGATTGAACCGCATCGTCACCTGCGCCTTGTAGGGCTTCGTGGAGACGCTGGTGAATGCTCCGGTGGTGGATGCCTTGTTGGCCCCCTCGGCCACGAACTCGGCCTTCGGGAAGTCGTTGAACACGACGATGTCGGTTGAACCGAAACGCATCGGCTCACGATTGGACAGACGGGCGATGGTGGACAGGCTGCGAACCTGCTTGATCATCCCATCGGCGATGGTGCGCGGCATGAGAACCTGCGCGTTTGAAGTGCCGAAGACGGCCATTTCACTTCTCCTTAAAGGCGACCGAACAGCTCACGGGTGAACTGGACGTCATCTGAGAGTTTGGTTTCTGGCTGCTTTCCAGAATCTGGGACGACAGGCCCGCGCTTGGCGGGCTGGGCGTTGAACAGGCTCTTGAGCTGTTCCCCATGGGATTGCAGTTCCTCAAGGGTTGAACCGCGAAGAGCATCAGCCGGAATGCCGGAGTCCTTGGACACCTGCGACTTCCAGTCCCTGATCTGGTCAGCGGTTTTCAGCTCGGCGAGTTCCGACGACACGGCGTCGAATCGTCCGGCCTTTTCCTTGAGTGAGTCGTAGTCCTCGAACTGCGACTTCACCCGAGCGACACGTGACTGCACGATCCGATTCAGTTCCTCCTGGGAGGTGATCGGCTTGAATGCGTCCTTGGCATCCTCGGTGATTGCTTCCGCGTTGTCTGCGGTGTCCTCGGAGTCGGACATTCTTCCTCCTGATCGCGCATTGACCGCTGCGCTCGCGTAGCCCTGTACGGCAGGGGAGACCGCCACGCGGAAGCGTGGAAACTCAGTTGTGCGCGAGATATTCGCGTGTGGCAGTTCGGCGCCTTTCCAGCACCGCCTGAGCCTGCGCGCGCACCTTCGGATCGTCCGAATTGGCGCGCTCTCTCAGCCGGTCCATGCGGCCTGCCGCCTGGAGCTGATG